TCTATGTCGTAACCGTAAATGCGTCAACCCCTCTCACCTTCGGGCAATTAGCCTAAAAGAAAATATCCTCTTCGGAAATGGGTTCTCGGCAAGCCACGCTCGAAAAACTGTGTGCCCCAAATGTGGAGGCTCCTACACACAGAGCAAGACAGGTAGGAGATGTATTCCATGTCGCCTGTTACGTCGCCGCCAGCGCTATGCTCAGGGGGTGTGGAATGCCTGAAGGATGCGGAAGGATGCTTGGCCCCTATCGCTGCTGCACTGTGGTCTGCGGGGATTGCCTGGAGTTGATGAAGGCGCTGCCCGATGGCTGTGTGGATGCGGTCATTACTGATCCGCCGGATGGAATCGGGCGTGACGGAATGAAGGCAAGCACTTCTCGGCATGGGGAGAGAAAGGCTTATGAATTCAAGGGATGGGATTCAGCTCCGCCATCGGATGCTATATTCCTGGAAATTTTCCGTGTATCGACGGCTCAGGTTATCTGGGGGGGGAATTATTTCACCCGTAATCTTCCCGCGAAAATGGGGTGGCTTGTCTGGGACAAGGGGCAGCGCATTTGCTCGTCTGACGCAGAGCTTGCATTCACGTCTTTTGATCTTGCTCTTCGGGTGTTCGTGCTGAATCGTGTGGCGTTAATGTTGGATGGGGCGGAGCACCCCACGCAGAAGCCCCTCGATTTGATGCTCTGGTGTATCAAGCAAGTCGATAGGGCGGGTGACGCCGAAACCATCCTTGACCCCTTCCTGGGCAGCGGCACCACCGCAGTGGCCGCCAAGAAGCTGGGCCGCCACTTCCTGGGGTTTGAAATCAGCGAGGAATATTGCCGCATCGCCCGCGAACGGATCGCCCTGGTCGAGGCGCAGCCCACGCTCTTTGAGCCGAAGCTGAAAATGACGAAGGAGCTTTTCGACGACATCATGGGAAAGGAGCTATGAATCATGGTCAACGATTTTCGAACCTTCACGGCCTGGGCCTTGGGCGTGCTTTCGGCGCTTCTGGTCATGACCTTGCTTGACGCGAACGCTCTGCGCGGCTGGACGCTGTGCGTTTATTGCGGGCTTCTAGTGGCCGTCCTGTTGGGTTCGTTCTGGCGCGTTTGTGGTACGGCGTGTGCGGAGACCGTGCAGCTCTTGCAGTGCTCGATTGACGCTTATCGTATTCGCAAAGGAATTGATATTCTGCAAAGGCAAACCGGGCTTATAATATGTCCGACACAGGAGGTGGATTCATGCGAACGCCAGCCGCACCCGCGAAAACGCCAAACGGTGTAAAGCTTGCCGACGTGGCGAAGCCCGACCCAACGAATCCCAATAAGCACACCGAACGCGGCGGGGGCATGATGGAGGATTCCCTCCGGTCATGTGGCTTCGGAGATTCACTGACTGTCGATCGGAACGGCTTGACGATCAGCGGCAATCAGCGTCTTGAAAAGCTGGTTGAATTGGGGTTCGACGATCCGCTGATCGTCGAGACAGACGGGAAGAGGCCGGTCATTCACAAGAGAACCGACCTGGACCTCTTGAAGGACCCGCGTGCCCGAATGCTCTCGATCTTCCAGAACCGTGTCGGTGAGGTTAATCTCGATTGGGATGATGCGGTATTGCGAGACCTGGGTCGGGAGCAGTTGGGCAAGTTCTGGTCCGATGATGAGATGGCGAAGCTTCTGGGAACCGAAATCGGATCAGATGGCAAGCTCTTGGACCTCACGCAAGTTACCATCGAAGATCCCAAGCATACCGTTGAGCAGGGGGACAGGTGGAAGGTGGGCAAGCACATCCTCTACTGCGAGGACGTGTTGACCGGATGGGAAGCCTGGAAAAAAGATCTGGATGGCGCCGGCGTCATCTTCGCGCCCTATCCGGGCCCTTACGTCCTGTTGACGGTCAAGGCTGACAAGGCCACGAAGGTCGTTCTCGTCCAGCCGGACCCTTACATCTGCGGCCACATCCTGGATCGCTGGTCTGAAATCAAGGGGGAGGAATCCATTGTCAAATCTTGAGATGTTCGCTAAGGTCACGTTCCGCGCCGAAGGCTGGCACTGCTGGCCGAACGCTCCGGCGCCACGCGAGTACCTTCGGGCGGAGCATCGGCATCTTTTCTACGTTGAAGTGATCATGCACGTCCATCATTCCGAGCGCGAGGTTGAATATCACAATCTGCTCGATCTTGCGAAGAAGTACTTCCCGGGAGGCCGAATGGGCTCTCTTTCCTGTGAGAATATGGCTTGCGCGATCGCCGAACAGGTGAAGCAGCAATTTCCGGGCCGCAAGATTGAAGTCTCGGTATCCGAAGACGGGGAGTGCGGAGCCATCGTCGCCTGTATGCCATGATGAAAACCGGAGGAAGTAAGTTCGATCCGGCCGAAGGACCAATTTACTTCCTCGCTGCCGACGCCCGGACGTGGACGTGCATCGAGGATCTGACTCATCCTTCAAGTGCAGGAACGTTTAGTACATGATATTGCCGATGAAGTAACGAGGAAGACCGGAACGAAGGACGTCGCCGTCATGGCTCGCGGTGAGCACGTCTGCATGTCGATGCGGGGAATCCAGAAGACGGCCGAGATGACCACATCGGTGCTCCGGGGAATCTTCCGCTACAGTCCGGATGCGCGCCGGGAGTTCTTGGCGATTGTGTTCGGGGGAAGGGCTTCTCATGCCTGACACGCCTAACGTTGAGGAACACCCCATACAACGCTGCGGGGCGAAAGCGCGGAGCACGGGACATCCCTGCAAGTCTTTTGCGGTGAGGGGCGGCAAACGATGCCGGATGCACGGGGGGACGAGCTTGAAGGGAATCGCCAGCGGGACATACAAGACGGGTGAATTCTCGAAGGTCATGCCTCCATCCCTGGCTGAGCGGTTCGCCAAGATGTCGCGGGATCCGGAGCTTCTATCCCTGGGCCGGCTGGTCGCCGTGCTGCAGAGCCGGATGGTTGAAGTGTTGGGAGAGATTGGGAAGCGGGGCGCGATCTGGGAAGATGTCTTCAAATGGCAGGACGCGATGGAGCTGGCGCAACGCAAGGGAGACGTTCCGGCGCAAAGGGTCGCGCTCAATGAAATGATCTCGGCTCTGAAGGCGGGCCGGGCAGAGCTTCAGCGCTGGGAGGAAGTCGGGGATCTGATCGAAAAGGTTCGCAGGCTGATTGACTCGATCAAGAAGCATCAAGTGCAGAGCCAGCAAATCGTAACCCTCATGCAAATGCAAATGCTTTTCAGCGGGCTCGCGAAGTTGGTCCGCAAGGCCTTTGTCGGTTTGATGGCGCAGCTCCGGGATGACCGGGAAAAGGAAGCGGTACAGCGGGCGCTGCGAGAAGTCTCGGATGGATTCGTGCGGCTGGCCCACTTGTCCAATACGCCGATGCTGTCGGCCAACCTCCAATAATGATCTTATGGCCAAGAAGCGACAACCCAGACTGCCACAGCTCAAGAGCTCGACGGTGAGCGTCCAGGAAGACCTCTCCTCGCACTCGCCGGTCGTGGACATGGCCGAGCAGGTGGCGAACATCCTCCAGCCGGATAAGATGGGCGGAGGCATCGCCCTCAAGGAACCGGCTTTCCCGAAACAGAAGGAGTTTATTGAAGCGCCCAACAAGCGCGTCATCGTGCGGGCCGGGCGCCGCGGAGGCAAGACAGCCGGCGTTGCCATCCGGGCGGTCCGCTCCTTCCTGTCGGGTCATCGCGTTCTCTATGCCGCGCCCGTGACCGAGCAAATCAATCGCTTCTGGAATGAGATCACGCGGGCGCTCGCGGAGCCGATCGATGCCGGGATCTATTACAAGAATGAGACGAAGCATCTGATCGAGCTGAAGGGGACCGAGCAGGCGATCACGGCCAAGACGGCTTGGAACGCGGACTCCCTGCGTGGTGACTATGGCGATCTTCTGATCCTGGATGAATGGCAACTGATGAACGAGGATGCCTGGGAGCGGGTCGGAGCGCCGATGCTGCTCGATAACGACGGGGATGCCGTGTTCATTTACACCCCGCCGTCTCTGCATTCTCGCTCCGTCACAAAAGCCTCTGATGTTCGCCACGCTTCCAAGATGTTCAAGCGCGCGGAAGAGGAGATGAAGCGGGCGCAGGAAGAGGGCCGTCTGAGCCGCTGGCTTGCCATCTCCTGGCCGTCGCATGCTAACCCGATGATCTCGGAAGACGCGCTTGCGGAGATTTCGAAAGACATGACGGCGCTATCGCACCGTCAAGAGATTCTGGCCGAGGACACCACGGAAGTCCCGGGCAGCCTCTGGAAGCAGGCATTGATCGATGATACGCGCGTGGATAAAGCACCAGCGCTGGTTCGCATCGTGGTGGGAATTGACCCTTCGGGGAGTTCCACGACCGAGGCAGGCATTATTGGCGCGGGCATCGATGTGCGCGGGCACGGGTACGTCCTGAAGGACGCCTCGCTGCTGGCTCCGACACCGGATCGGTGGGCGGCGGCCGGCGTGAGCACGTATGCCGACCTGGGGGCGGATCGCATCGCGGGGGAACGCAACTACGGCGGCGATATGGTTCAGTCCACCATTCGGACCGTGGATGAAAATGTGAGCTACAAGGACGTGACGGCCACGCGGGGCAAGCTGGTGCGCGCGGAACCGATCTGCGCGAAGTACGAACAGGGGCTCGTGCATCACGTTGGGGAATTCCCCGAGCTCGAAGATGAGATGTGCTCCTATGTGCCGGGGGCCAAGTCGCCGAACCGGATGGATGCTCTGGTCTGGGCGCTGACGGATCTCATGCTGGGGAGCCAGGCGCTCGGGCTGATAGATTTCCTGAAGGATGGCGGAGCGCAGAAAGTGTTGGACACCATGAACAAGACGGCGCGGGCCACAACGCTTGTGAAGCCGATGATCCCGGAGCAAGCACCGACCTGCCCGGAGTGCGGGGCCGTGACCGTGATTCGGGCGGCGGGCGGGAGTTTACACTGCAATCAATGCGGCATCACATGGGCGGACAAGCAGACGAAGCCCACGGACGGGCACGGCATGACGCGAGGGGAATATCTGATGAAGGCGAACGAGAGCCGAAGATGAACTGTCCTCGATGCAATGGATCGGCCTTCGAGCGTGTGATGCTGTTGAACCCAAGTCCTTGGCTGGCGGACATCTGCAAAGGCTGCGGATTTATATGGGGAGGGCTTCCCAAAATCGAAATGCGGGGTGATTATGATCTTCCACTGGCTGAAGCAATTCCTGCGCGTGCTGGCGCGGCTCATCATACCGCCGACGCCGCTGGCGCTGGCTAGAATCGAACTGAACGCGCGCTGCCCCGTCTGCGCACATCGGCGCGGGCGGCTGCGCACGGTCGAGGTTGACGCCTCGAAGACCGACAAGCCGCTGAACGCCACCCTTTGCCAACACACCTGCCTTGTCTGTGGCGCCCGGTGGTTCGAGCCGCCCATCGTGAAGGTTGACCCAGGCTTCGTTGCCCCTGCGATTGCCCGGAACGCGTTGGAAGAGAAAGAAGACCTGGCTCGGCGGATGGCTTCAGCTCCGCGGGCTGCGTGAGGATTCGGGATCATGCTAAATGACTGGGCGCACAAGATGCTCGATGAGCTCGGCCCGACCTTCTACGGCGAGATCACCTTCACGGTGCGCGCCGGAGAGGTTAGGAAAGTGGCCAAAGTTGAAACGCATGTTGCGCCCGACATCAAGGGCCAGCGCATGGATAATCTTTTGAACGTGAAACCGAAGGGAGAAAAACAGTGAGAGAACAATTGCCGCCATCACGGCCTGAACTGCGCTGAGCCCCAAACAAACACTTGACAGCGGGATAGATACAAGCGCATGTTGAAGGCTGACTGATTCCGTTCTCGGCCCTTTCCCAGGGACAGAACGCTGGAGTGCTGAAGCGCAGGACCAACAGGCCCGCTCGGCTGCAAGGCTGGGCGGGCCTTTTGGATTTGATGGCCAACAGCACCTCTCTGGTAATTCGCCCGCTCGGCCAACTGGTTGCGGCGCTGTCCCACTACGGCCAGCAACTCTACCAACCTCCGAAAGACACGATCCGCGGTGTCGAGCCCGACACCTGGTATTCCCCCCTGCAACCCGTCAAGCCGATTGGGCCGGCTGGCATTGAGCCGCGCGGCTTTCAGTATTATGCCGGGCAGAACCTGCTCTGGACTCCCCGCGCCGACGCTGAATACTCTGCGGCGGATCTCAAGCAAATGGCGACGTATCCCCTCGCCCGCATCGCCATCGAGAACGTCAAGGATTCGATGTGCATGGCGAACTGGCAAATTCAACCCAAGCCGGAGCCGGGAGAGAGACCCAAGGCGGCGATGAAGCGCGGGATTGGCGACAAGAACCTGGTGAAGCTCAACCGCTTGTTCGAGATGCCCGACCGCGAGCACACCTGGCCGGAATGGTTGCGCCCGCTTTTGGAAGACATGCTGGTGATCGACGCCTGGACGATTCTCATTCGCAAGACGTTCTCGGGTGAGATTGTGGAGTTGCCGGTTCTCCGGGGGGATAGCATCGTCCGTTACATCGACGAGAACGGATGGACGCCGATGGCGCCCGAGCCGGCCTACGCGCAGCTCTGGTGGGGAATACCTCTCGTCAACCTTTCCACCGATCAGCTGATTTACAAGCCCCGCAACATCGTCCCGCGCAACACGATCGCCTCGCAACTCTACGGCATGAGCCCGACCGAAGAGCTTGCCCCGGAGATCCAGATCGGCATGAAGCGCCTGGAATTCACGCTGTCTTATTATACGGAAGGTTCCATCCCGGGCGTCGTGCAAGTCGTGCCGAAAGGCGTCCCGACGGAGAAGATCGCCGAGGCCATGCAGTGGATGAACTCCGAACTTGCCGGGAACCTGGCGAAGCGGCGCCAGTGGCAACTCATACAGGGATGGAAGGATGACGACAAGGACGAGCAGATCATCTTCACGAAGGAGCCCTTGCTGGCCGATCCCTTCGATGAACTGCATATCCGCAAGGTCGCCTACGGCTACGGCATCTCTCCGCAGCGCCTGGCTCGCCAGATGAACAGAGCTTCGGCGGAAGCATCCCAGGAGGCCTCCGAGGTTGAGGGGCTGATGCCCTACTTCTCCTCGCTCAAAAGCCTCATCGACTTCATCATCCAGCGCAAGATGGGCTATACCGACTATGAGATGGTGCTGGAACCGCTGATCGAGCCGGACGCGGTGAAGCAATCCACGGTGCTGACGGCCTACGTCAAGGAAGCCATCATCACCCGGGAAGAGGCGCGCGAGAAGCTTGGCGAAGAGCCGTCGGGGGTGCCCGAAGCTGGCCAGCTGATGGTGACGACCGGCCAGGGCGCGGTGCCGCTGGGCGCGACCACGACTCCGGCCGCGAAGCCGGGAGAGGAAGGAGCAGCCGGTGGAATTCCTGATAAGAGAAAGGGTGGAGCGGGAGCATCAGACGGCGGCGACGAAGAGCTTGACGCCGATGGAAACCCCGTCGTTGCTGACGGCCGCGGCCAGCCCCGCAAGCCCGCCGGCGCCAACAAGCCCAACGGGGGCGCGGCGGCGAAAGCGGAAACGCAGAACCGGCCTATTGGGTTCGCGGCTGGAACCGTGATCGCGGAGCCCGAGCCGATGCAGCATGGCTTCTTGGAGATCACGAACCACTCCGAGGACCAGGCACAGGTGACAAAACGAAAAGTCCAGCCGAAAGAAGCGCCCGTCATCCATCCGGGCCGCATGGCCCCGGCGTCGATCCTTGGAAGGCACAAGCTGGAGCGCGACCTCACGAAAATCTTCCGCACCATGCACCGGAAGACGGCAAAGATTATGGCTGTGGCCCTGGGCCTACCACACGAGCATTTGGCCAAGGCCGAGCCGGGCGCCGATGCGACCCTGCGGCAAGCCATGGACAGTCTTGCCACCGAGTGGGAAACGATTGCCCGGTTGGCGAAGAAACCCCTCACGGATGCGGCCCTGGCGGGCGCTTCCAAGGGGGGACTCGAGCTGGAGATTTCAGCCGAAGACATGCTGACTGGCATCAACGAGACGGCACGCAAATGGGCCTCGAACCGGGCGGCGGAGCTTGTTGGGAAGCGGCTGACGCCTGAAGGCAAGTTCATCGTCAACCCGAATCCCAAGTGGGCGATCAGCGACACGACGCGTGACAAGCTGCGCTCCGTTATTGCGGACGTGTTCGGGCAAGAGGGCCGGATCACGCTGCGCGACGTGGAGAACCGCATCGAGCAGTCGGGCATCTTCTCGGATGTCAGGGCTTCGACCATCGCCCGCAACGAGATCGCCAGAGCTCAGACGCAAGGCAACCTTGAGGCGTGGAAGCAGAGCGGGATCGTCCAGCAAGTGACCTGGCTTCTTTCGGAAGATCACGACAAGGATGACGTCTGCAATGAACTTGCTGACGGCAGCCCGTACCCTGTGGAAGATGTGCCTGACTTGCCCGCACACGTAAACTGCTTATGCGCCCTGATTTTAACTGAGGCTGAGGAGCAATAAATGCCTTACGGGTCGGTCAAGGAAGTCCCGGATTACGTGCCGAAGGAGAAGCGCGCGCAATGGCGTGAAGTCTGGAACAGCGCCTACGACCGGGCCATCAAGGATGGGAAGAGCAAGGAAACCGCGGAGTCTTCGGCTTTCGCGCAAGCTAACGCTGTGGCGGGGCCCAATGCCAAGGAGGCTGTCATGAAATCCTTCTCGAAGTTCATCCCGTTCGCTAAGGTAGACGCGGCGCGCCGCGAGGTCTGGGGGATCGTGACCGCCGAGGTGCCGGACAAGGACGACGAGGTCTGCGACTACCTCCTCTCGAAGCCCTATTACCAGGCCGTGATCGACGAGATGGGCAAGGCGACGGCCGGGGAGAACTACTTCCCGCTGCGCTACATGCACCAGCTCGAGGCGGTGGGGAAGTGCATCGGATTCGAGTTCCGCGATGCCGACAAGGAAATCTTCATGGGCTTCAAGGTGGTGGACGATCCAGCCTGGAAGAAGGTTGAGGAGCGGGTGCTCACGGGCTTCTCGCATGGGGGAAAGATCGTGGGGATGCACCCCGACCCGAAGTTTGAAGGCTGCAAGCGGTACGTTGCAGAGCCTTCGGAAATCTCTCTGGTCGACAACCCCTGTCTAGCGACCGCGCACTTCACGCACATCAAGGCGGACGGCACGGTCGAGCTGTGCAAGTTCCTGCGCGTCGAGCCCCCTGTGCCAGAAATCACCTTCGCGGTCCTGAGCGAGCAAGTGGAATTGCTGAAGACCCAGATCGTCAGCTTGACATCCAACGCGTCAACGGCGTTGGCCAAGGCCAGGACGAAGCGTGTGGCGGGAGAAGATCTGCCGGCCTCGGCCTTCCTCATCGTGCTCGATCCCGAGGAGACGGAAACCTGGAACTTGCCGGTGAAGTTCTCGACCGAGGCCAAGACGAAGCGCCACATCCGAAACGGGCTGAGCCTCTTCAACCAGCTCAAGGGCGTGCCGCAGGCGGCGAAGGATGCGGCCTGGAAGAAGTTGGTCGCCCTGGCCGGCAAGTACGGCATCGACGTGGCCGAGGAGAAGGCGAAGCTCGCGGCGATCCAGGCGTGGATGCGCAAGGCCGTTCGCATCCACGTCAATCGGATCGAGCGCACCGTCAAAGGCGGCAACGTCGGTTATGCGCTCGCAACGCTCGACAACGATCTTGGGCGGCTCGCGAAGGGCTTCAGCCAAGTTTCGCAACTCTCGCAGATCGTCGAGGCGCTCGCCTATCTGGTTTACAGCACGGCCGGAGAGTCCGAGATGGAGGGCGACGACTCGCCTCTGCCCGGCCTGCTCGCCGACAACGTGGACGCGATCCTCGACACGCTCTTGAGAATGGTCGAGGAAGAGTCCGAAGAAGTGCGGGCCGATCTCAGCGCCCGCGTGTCTTAACCACGAGCTTTCCCGGTCGCTCATTTCACTGGCCGCCGAAGGCGGCAGGAGGAACAGAACATGTTCAAAACGATCGATGAACTGGCGAAGGCGTTCAGCGGCCTCGCCTCTCACTTCAAGAAGGCGGCCGCCCATCACAAGGCCCTTTCCGAGGCGCACGCGGGCTTGGCGGAAGCCCACAAGGCGCACCATGAATTCGTGAAAGCGAAGCACGAGAGTATGGATGATGGCGATGCGCACAAAGCGTACTTCGGCAAATGCGCGGCGCTGCACAAGAGCAAGCATGAATTCCATGCCGGCAAGGCGGCACTGCACAAGGCGCACGCGGAGCACCTCGACACGTTGGGGGACAACGTGGGCGAGGAGAAGATTGCGGCCGTGAAGGCGACGACAACTGAGCCGGTTGTGAAGGCGGCGGACCCCGTCGCTGGCGCTCCCGGCAGCGTCGAGGACATGGTGAAATCGACGACCACGGGGCTCGTTCACTCGGCGCTCGAAATGCTCAAGACCGACCCGGCCGTTCAGGACGAGATTCGCAAGATGGTCCTGTCTGGCGTGCGCTCGGCGCTGGGCGACAAGATCGTGCCCGACGCGGTGCGCGGCATCCTGCCGACGCCGCCCGGCTTGCAACTTATTCCGCGCCCGGGCGGGGCTGAGATCCCCACCACGGGAATCGACCCCAAGCTGCAGAAGTTCGTCCAGGTGTAGCAGCCCTGGAATCGAGATTGCGCGAGTCGTCTCCGGTCAGCGGCTCGGAACATAAACACCCGGTTGCTCGTCAAATTCAGATCGGAGAGAGGCGCACATGAAACTGCAACAAGAGCTATACGCTGCCGCGGCTTATGCGAGCCGCGAGCGGATGGCGAAAGCGCTCGGTACGGACGCGACGCTCGCCAAGTTGTGCCTTGAAGCCCAAGCCCTGCCGCCCAGAGAGTGGTCGCTCGAAAACGACCTGGTGAAGCGCGCAGGACGCGAGTACATCAAGGCCCTCATGAAGGCTGGCGTGACCACCAGCCTGGGATTCAATTTCTATGACCTGCGGGGCCCGGCCTACCTCATCTTCCCCTTGAACACCCCGTTCATCCAGATGATCCCGAAGACCGGGAAGGTCAACGCCGGAGTCGGCACGGTCGCCCACTGGAAGGCAACGCTTAACCCCAACTCAACGTTCGTCTATGCGGGCGTCAAGGAAGGGCAGCGCAACGCCACGGCGACTCCCGATGAAGCCGACTACTTCGCCACCTACAAAGAGCTTGGCGAAGAAGGCGGGGAAACCTTCACGGCGCAATGGGCCGGCGAGGGTTACACCGACAACCTGGCGGATGAGCATTTCCGCAACCTGGCTCGCCTGCGCTTGCAGGAAGAGATGATCACGCTATGGGGCAATGCCGGACCGTCCACCATCCTCGGACAAACCACCGGCAACCTGGGCTTCGCGCTCGGGCAGCCCACCACTCCGACCGTGGACACAGGCTCAGCCGCTGGCGGCCTCGCGACGGGGAGCAACGTCTCCGTGGCGGTGGTCGCTTTGACCGCCATGGGCGTCAACCCGGGCGGGCAGGCTGGCTACAACATCCCGCCAACCGTGGCGCGCGGCCTCACCGCCTACACCGAGCGGACCAACGCTGACGGAACGAAGATCAACGTCGCCGGCGGAATCTCGGCGATTTCGAACGTCGCCATGGGCACCACGAACAGCAGTGGCAGCGTCCTTGCTTCCCTGCCCGCGCAGAAAGGCGCCGTCGCCTATGCGTGGTATTGGGGCGTCAACGCCAACACCACGGTGGACGTCCTGACGCTGGGCGCCATCACCGCGTGGCCGAACTACACGATCACGGCCAAGGCCACGGGCATTCAGACCGGCAACGCGACCGGCTTCACGGTTGACAACAGCTACCAGGCGACCGACCTGGACGGCCTGGGAACCTACACGTTCAACAATGGCCTCTGCACCGACATGGGCGGTGGGACGTTCACTCCGGCCGGAAACGGCCAGGTGCAAGAGGTGGAAGACGATCTGCGCACTCTCTGGGAACTCTACCAGGCGCAACCCGACGCCATCTGGTGCTCGGCTGACGTGCGCGCCGCGCTGGAATCGGCTGTCATCTACAGCTCGACTGGGACGAACAGCTACATCTTCCAGTACACCAAGGACGCCCAGGGCTCCTTGATGGGCGGCTTCCTCGTGACCAGCTACAAGTCGAAGTACTCCATCAATCCCGAGGGCGGGGCAGCCATCCCGATCAGGATTCACCCGATGTTTCCTCCGGGAACGATGCTGTACGACATCAACACGAACCCGTATCCGCATTCGCGGGTTCCGTCCGTTCGTCAATTCCTGCTGCAGCGCGACTACTACGCCATCGAATGGCCGATTGTCACGCGGCAATGGACCTTCGGCACCTACATCCATGAGGTGCTGGCGCATTACATGCCGTGGATCTCGGCTCTGCGCACCGGCATCGGCCCGTTTGTGAAGCCCTAATTGACCGGGCTTCGAAGCGGCGTTTTGGCTTGACGGAGGGGCGCTCACGGAGAGCGCCCTTCCAAGTCCTTGATATCCTGGCAGGAGGAGCAAGATGGAATCACTGCTCAATCTCAAAGCAACCCGCTCTGGAGAACCCGTCAGGATTCCCAACCTGGTGTTTGGGTCAACTTCGCTGGAGATCACCTACACGATCCACGGCAAGCCGACCACGATAGATTTGGCGCTGACCGCAGGTGAGGCAGGCGGCGGCGTGATGTTGGATGATTACAGCGGGGTCACGGACACAACCCGCACGGTCGCGCTGGGCGCCCTTTATGACACGTTCATCCTACTGCCGCAATGGACTGGCGGCTACAACGTGAGCGTGGATCTTCGAGTGTGGATCGTTGGCCCGGGCGCGACGTACGTTGATGAAAGCGCTCCCACCGTTGGCCCCACGGGACGCACGGGGCCTACTGGCCCCACGGGCTCATCCGGGGGGCCGGTCGGAGACACGGGAGCGACGGGCGCCACCGGGCATACCGGCGCAACCGGAGGCACGGGCGCAACCGGAGGCACGGGGGGCCTTGGCCCCACCGGGCCATCCGGCCCCACCGGCCCCAGCGGAGCCACGGGAGATCTCGGGCCACAAGGACAGACGGGCGACACGGGCGCAACGGGACCATCCGGCGGCCCTCCGGGACCGACAGGCGACACGGGGGCGCAAGGACCGACCGGGGACACGGGAGCAACCGGACCTTCGGGTGGCCCTCAGGGAGACACGGGCGCAACGGGCCCCACGGGCGATTCAGGCCCGACCGGCGATACGGGGCCACAGGGTGACACGGGCGCCACAGGCCCATCAGGCGGACCGATTGGACCAACCGGAGACACAGGCGCTACCGGCGCCACCGGCGATCCCGGGCCTATCGGGCCATCGGGCGGGCCGAGTGGGCCAACGGGGCCGAGCGGCGACATGGGTCCCACGGGCGACACCGGGCCTCAAGGCGATACGGGGGCGACAGGCGGATCGGGAGCAACCGGTGACGCAGGCCCAACTGGTGACACGGGCGCCACAGGCGGAAGCATCATTCTTGAGCCGCTGAATCGCGCCACATGGCTGGCAAGCGCTTCGGATTCTGCGGCCAATCACGGGCCTGAACTGGCAATTGATTCCGACGACAGCACGTTCTGGGATTCGGCCAACACTTCTTTCCCCCACTGGTGGGCCGTGGACATGGGCAGCATTCAAAACTTCGCTGCCATCACCATGCTACCGCGCCAAGACCTGACGGGAGGACAGAATCCGGGATACGTTGAACTCTTTCTCAGCGCGGACGGGAACGACTGGGGTTCGGCTGTTGAGTCAATAACCTTCCTTTCAACCAGCGCCGCCTTGATCACTTGGGTTCTCTCCACGACCTACGCGAGCCGATACGTGATGGTCAAGGTATACAACAATGCGGAGGGCTTGGGCAATCAGGTTGCCAGCGCCGAAATAAACCTCATGCTGGTGGGTATCGCGGAATCAGCTTTCGTCGAGTACGGAGTTCCGGGGCCGACCGGCCCGACCGGTCCGACCGGTCCGAGCGGGCCAAGCGGAGACCTCGGGCCAAGCGGGCCTCTCGGTGATACTGGCCCTCAAGGCGATACCGGAGGCCAGGGCGACCACGGCCCGGATGGCCCCACGGGCGCAACCGGAGCAACCGGAGCGACCGGGGACACGGGAGGCAGCATCATTCTGGAACCGCTCAACCGCGCGGGATGGACAGCCACGGCGTCGGATGAATTCTCTTCCACTTATGCCGCAGCGAAGGCCATCGACGGCAATCCGGCCACGTTCTGGAATTCCAGCATCGTAGCCTTTCCTCACTGGTGGTCTGTCGATATGGGCAGCGTGCAGGATTTCGCGGCGATCACCCTGCTTCCTCGGCAAGACGGCATGGGCCAGAACGCCGGAACGGTCGAGCTTTACATTAGCGACGATGGGAGTGATTGGGGATCTGCCGTCGAGACGACCACTTTCCATTCGACCAACACGGCGCTCATTACCTGGATCTTGTCTCAGCCCTACACGCACCGTTACGCGATGCTGCGCTTCCTGAACAACGCGGAGGCTTTGGGCAATTACATTGCCGTGGCTGAGATCAACTTAATGGTCGTCTCCATCGCGGAGAGCGCCTTCGTGGATTATGCCTCTCCCGGCGCTACCGGACCGACCGGCGCAACCGGCCCAACGGGACCAACGGGGGGAACCGGCGCAACTGGCCCTTCAGGTGGACCTCAAGGGGATACCGGCCCTACCGGAGCGACGGGGGCAACAGGAGCGGGTGCGACGGGGGCAACGGGCGCGACGGGGGCCACCGGCGCCACCGGGGCGACTGGCGGGGCTGTGCTGGTGGTGGGCGGAATCATGGGCCGGTACAGCGGCCATCATCAGAGGGGTTTAGCATTAGTTCCCTGGGCCACTGGCTGGAATGGTGGTAGTTTCAATTATCCTACCAACCTGGCCATCATGCCGTTCTCTGCGGCTTTCAGGAATCTGTCAATCGAGATGATAACTGCCCAGCCAGTGGGGACCGCATACTTTGGTTCCTTTGCGCTTTCTGATAGCAGCGGTACCGTTTATCCCACCAGCCCGGTGTTCACGGTCATTCCAACTGGCGCGGCTGCGGGTGCGTTCGGGCAGATTCCAGACGTGGCGCCCTTTGATGTTCCTGCACTGTTTTCGGCAGGCGGGCAGGTCACCAGCATCAGCTCCGCGTATCCGGGGGACATAGGCGGCTATAGCTGGGACATTGTCGGGTCCGCCTCCCAGCCCCTTGTGCATTTGTTTGCCACGGACACCATCGACGCCGGGCCCAGAACGCGGTGGATGGGGCCCGGGGGGCTTAACACTTATGTCGGAAATGAGCCCACCGAGGGAGTGGTCATTCCGTATGACTCGACTCTGCGGAACATGTATCTTTTGACACAGACTGCCCAGCCGGGCGACGGCACCTTGATCGTGACGGTCCGCAAGACCAGCGGCGGGGTTACAAACAGCACGGCGCTCACGTTCACGCTCCCCGCGAGCGCTCCGCAGGGCATATACGGCAATAGCGTGAACACGGTTGCGCTCACGGCAGGGGATTGGATCAACTGGCAGTTCGAGAATGGATCTTCTTCTGTCTCGGCAAAACTGCTCTCCGTTGCCATGGAGCTGGTGCCTTCCGGCAGCGCGACGGGGATGATCATCTTCCCGTTGTATGACGGCGTGAGCCTCAGCAATGGATACCAGTATGCCACGCCTTTCTGCTCAACCGTGGATGCCACGGAAGCGAACGTCCGCACGCCTATGCCCCGTGCCTGCACGATGAAGAACATGTATTGTCTCTTCACCAACGACCCCAGAACAGACCCCATGATATTGACCATCATGAAGAACGGCGTGGCCACGGGGTTGTCCATAACCATCCCGGCTGGTACCACAGGCGCAACGCAGATTGCGAGCAACCTGATCGACTCCGTGAGCTTCGACGCGCTGGACACGTTCGACTTGCAGATTTATCAAGCCACCGGAGTGATGGCGGTGCTGAGTAGCATCAGCGTGGAGATAGACTAGACGCAAGGAGAAAGGGCAAGCCGGTCATTGCACATGAAACTCGCTATCTTCTTTCCTCGCAACACCTTTGCAGGCTGGGCCTCACTCGGAGGCTACACCCAAACACTTCGCCGCATGGGGCATGACGTCACCGAATGTGTCCTGTCCGGCAACCAACCTCACGACATCGTTCCGATGCGCGCCAAGCTGCCCACCATCGCGCAGCTTGCCGCCTGCGATGCCGTGATTAGCTTTTATCACGAATACACCCAGCCCTGGCTCGCGGCACTTTACGGGTTGGAAGCCTGGGCGCCGCTGGTCGAGAAGACGATAGCCCGATTTGATGAGTCGATGGACCGAGCCGATCTGAATCTTCCCGGCCGACTCCCGGAGCTACTTGCCTGGGCGAAGCACTGGTCATTCCCCGCCGCGCAGGACGCCAAGAAGTATGGCGGGCAATGGCAGCCCTTCGGGGCCGACACGACGATGTTTAAATCGCTGGGCTCTGTCGGGCTAACTGAACAGAAGAAGTACGGCGCCGCCTTCATCGGGCAGCTTTATGGCCCACGTCTCGAGTACGCGCAGCGGATGGCACAACAGCCCGACCAAATCACGCTTCAATGTGGGCAGGTTGGCGTGCAGGAGTTGGACGGGATGCGCGAGCCGGAATCGACGCATCTGCTCGCCAAAACCTATCGGCAGATCAAGGTATTCTTCTGCCTGCCGCCGCTCTCTCGGCTGATCGTCGGCAAGGCGTGCGAGGTCATGGCCTGCGGAACCTTTGTCATGTATCCGCGCCTGCCGGGCGAGGCCGCGGAGAACCTTTCAGTGTTCGCAGATGGTACGCACATCATCTATTACGAGCACGGGTACATCCGGGAAAACGTCAAGCAGATCAAGCGCTGGCTCGAACACGACGAAGAGCGCGAGTCCATCGCGCAGGCCGGGTGCCGAAAGGTGCAGGAAGAGTTGAGCCTGGAACGCATGCTCGACCAGCTCCTAACGCCGGTGGCGCGGCAGAGGGTGACGGTATGATCGTCGAGACCAAATATGGGTTCAGCCTGCGCGTGGCTGACGGAAGTTACATCGGCGCGCAGATCAAGCAGTATGGCGTTTGGGAGCAGGCGGAGACAGAGCGCGTGCGCCAGCTCATCCGCCCAGGGGATCTCACCGTCGATGCCGGGGCGCACGTCGGTTATTACTCCTGCCTCATGGCGAAGTGCGGGGCGCGCGTGCTGGCGTTCGAGCCCAACCCGAAACTACATGTCCTGCTGGTCCAGAACTGTCAGGAGTGGCACTGGCCAAGCGTGGCCGCTCACCAACTTGCGCTTTCAGACGTTGACGGGGAAGCTGATTTCTATCTGCCTTCCGGCTACGATGACGGCTTTGGTAGTCTGGGAGCGGCCGACCGCGACGACCGCAGTTATTCCATCCGGGTGCAGACGCGGCGCTTGGACGGCTTTCTTCCGCTCGGGCGCATTCGCCTGGTCAAGATCGACGTGGAAGGCGCGGAGGCTTTGGTCATCCGCGGCCTGGGCGCCAGCTTCACCGATGTGGACTATTTCCTCATCGAATGCATCGACCGCGCCCGGCGGCTTGAGCTGTTGGGCAGTTCGGTGGCGGTCATCAACGCCCTGCTCGCAGGGTTTCACATTTATGAGTTTGCCGCAAGCGGAGGGTGGAAGCAGGTTTCAGAAGCGCACAGCTCAGCCGGCCCGAGCGTGCTGTTTGAGAATCCTGTCGTGAAGTGATGAAGGAGTGTGGTTCGTGATCTCGATTTTGGCACCAAGCCGCGACCGACCGTTGGGACTCTTTCGGATGATCGAGTCTTCCCGTGCCACCGCGCGCAGTCCGATTGAGATTGTTTGTCGCATTGATGATGATGAGCCGCAGGCCGAAGCCTATCACGCCATGCACGTTTCAGGGACGATCGACAAGCTCTTGGTGGGACCGCGCATCGTGATGTCCGATATGTGGAACGTCTGCATGCGGGCGGCTTCCGGAGACATCCTCATGCTGGCGAGCGATGATGTGGTCATGCGCACGCCTGGGTGGACGCAAGCTGTTGAGGATGCCTTCGCGGCGTCTGCCGACAAGCTCCTGCTCGTTCACGGAGATGATCTGGCGAAAGACGGCAAATGGTTCCCGACCTTCCCGATCATTCATCGCCGCTGGGTTGAAGCTGTTGGACGCTTCACGGCACCCTACTTCTCCTCAGATTATGCGGACACCTGGCTGTATGAGGTCGCAAAGAGCGTCGGCCGGCTTCGCTTCCTTCCCTACGTGACCGAACACATGCACTGGGCGTTCCAGAAGGCGGCCGTGGACCGGACCATGAGCGAGAACATCGCGCGCCGCAATCGTGATAATCCCGGCCAAACGTTCAAGAAACTGACGGCCGAGCGAGACCGGGAAGTCGCAGTCCTGCGCGCCTTGATGATTCAGCCGCGATGGTCGATCCTCGTGTTGACGCAACCGTCCCGGGCGGAGTTCTTGCAGCGGCTCATGGCCTGTCTGAAGCCGCAGATCGACGCGCATCTAGAGGTCGAGCTTTTCATCCGGTACTTCGATAACGCTCTTTCCCTTGGCGACAACCGGCAACGGATGGCGGAAGCGGCCGAGGGAGAATATCAATGTATCGTTGATGACGATGATCTGGTCGCGCCCGACTATGTTGCGCGCATTCTTCCGCTCCTGGATGGCGTCGATCAAATCAGCTTTCGCCTGCAGCAGTTCACGAACGGAGCGCGGCACATCCCAACGTACATCTCGCTGCGCCATGGAAGGTGGTATAACACGGACACCGCCGAGTACCGCGACATCATGCAGGTCTGCCCTCTGCGCCGGGAACTCTCGCTTGCTGTGCCGCGTGAGGGTGGGCCTGGCGAAGATGCTCGCTGGGCGGCTCACCTCAGAAATATGGGGATCGTTAAGACAGAGCACGTCATCGACGAGGTGATGTACTTCTACTATCTGCGCACGGGCAAAACAGATTCTCCGGGGACCATTGGGGCTCCCCCCTGGATACCCTACAACCAACGTCGGCCTGAGCCAGCGATGCGGCAGCCGGGGGTACCTATCAGAGCATCCCACTGCTGCCCGCGCTGCGGCAGCTCGTGCGTGGTGCCTTCCAACGCGCAGTTGATTTGCAACCAATGCCTTTATCAAGGAGCGCCCGCCTGATGAGCCCATCCGCCGACCCTCGTTGGAGCATCCTGATAGCCACTCAGCCGTCACGCTCGGAATATCTGAAGCGGCTGCTTGGCGTGCTGACGCCGCAAGCCGCCGGCCGCAGCGACGTGGAAGTCATGGTGCGAACGTCGGACCCCGAGCTTGGCCTGGGCGATAACCGGCAGATCATGAGGGAAGGGGCCCGGGGACTGTACAGCAACTTCGTGGACGATGACGATCTGGTTGCCAGCGACTACGTGGGGCGGGTTCTCCCTCTGTTGGACGGCGTGGATTATGTCAGCTATGAGTTTCAAGAGTATTCGGACGGGATGCCCCGGCCACCCACCCACGTCTCGCTGCATCATGGGCCATGGCATCAGGACTCCACGGGGCTCTGGCGCGACATCGTTCACTTTTGCCCGGTCAAAACCGCCCTGGCGCTGGCGGTTCCGATGTCAGGGGGCTGGGGTGAAGACACGCGCTGGACGAATCAGATGCGGGATCTCGGCATCATCAAGACCGAGCATCACATCGACGTCGCGATTCATTTCCTTTACTACCGGAGCTCGAAGAAGGACGGGGCAAAGGCCAGCGCACCTTATCACCAGAAGAGCGCAGCGCAGGTCTTGGTGGCTTCTCAAGAGGGCCAGGGTTATGCGACTTCCGGGGTTCTTGTCGGCACGGGAGAAGCGTGCCTGAGCTGCGGGAGTCGGGGAATGCTTGTTCCATCGAATGGCCGCCTGCATTGCAATCAATGCGGCGCAAATTTCTGAGGGAGGTCGTCATGGCTATAAAGGTTCGAATTAAAGCTGAGAAGGCGGCACCGGTGGTGGAGCGGCCCGAGTTTGTTCTGGCGAGGTTCCTTAACCGGAACAATGAAGTGCCGAAACCCCCAAATCCGGCCTGGTGCATTCTGGTCAACGGGGCCGTGGAGTCCGTCTATACGCTCGGCCAGGAGCGGGCGCTGATCGAGCATTACTTTCAGAAAGGGGCCGGGGAATGAGCCTGAAAGACAAATCCTTGAACATCCTCGTGCCAATGTACGGCGGCATGGGCACGGTGAACTTCTTCGAGTCCTTCACCCGGCTCATCATGATGATGATGCACCACGGGGTGAGGTTCAACTACACGTTCACTTACAACGAGTCGCTGATCACGCGCGGCCGTAACCGGCTGGTGGATGAGTATCTGAAGAACCACGATGAAACGCATGCGCTGTTCGTGGACGCGGACATTGGATTCCAGGCTGAAGATGTTCTGGCGATGCTGGAGATGGACCGCGACATCGTGGCGGCGCCGTGCGCGAAGAAGTCGATCAACTGGGGGCGGATCGAGCGGGCGCTGCGCAAGAACGGCCGGCACTTCACGCCGGATGAGATGGCCCGAATCTCCGCAGACTTCGTGTTCAACTACGAGCCGTTTGTCGGCCGCCGCGAGATCAAGCTCGACGAGCTGCAGGAGATGGCGAGCATGGGCACGGGGCTCATGATGATCCGCCGCAACGTGTTCGCGAAGTTTCGCGAGGCTTACCCCGACCAATGGTACGAGTCGCGCTCCGACCCCAACTCCTTGCCCGGACCGACCCATGATTTCTTTCAGGTTGGCGTCAACCCGGACACGCATGAATATGACAGCGAGGATTACCGCTTTTGCCTTCAGTGCAAGCGAATTGGTTTCAAGGTGTGGATGATCCCCTGGATGCGGACCTCGCACATGGGAACGAACAAGTTCATCGCCGACATGCCGGCCGTCGCGGCGCTGGCGGGAGATTTGTAGAGGCTTCGGGACACGTCCCTTGACCGGGGGGGGTGATCCAGGAGGG